ACATCATAATTTACTGGTACTCCTGCAGACATACATGCAGTTAACACATGTTGTCCATCCCATACTTGAAGCTTTCCGTTAACACGAACAGTTGATATAGCAGATATATTACCATAAGTAATCATATCCTCGCCTATTTTAAGTGCCCTTTTAGTATTTAATACTCTATTCCCAAAATAATCTTCGAATTGAGAATAATTATCTGTTACGCCACATTCTATTCTTCTTGGCTTATCTTCTAAGATAGTCTTCCAAGCAGTTGAATTGGTTATATAGCTGTCAATAGTTACTTTACTTGTCTCTTTCATTGGTTTTTCTCCTTGTTTGTTTTTATAATATATTCTTCACCATTTATTTTTAGCTCTTTTAACGTGTTTAAATTGATGAATCGATACTCACCCTTCTGAAGGTCAAAAACCGTCATTAAGCCTTTGTCTTGGGGCTTAAATGATAATCCCTTACCCTTAACATACCTATGTACTTTAGTTCTACAGTTCATCAATCTCTTTTCACCATTTTTCTTTGTAAATACAGCTGAAAATATTTTACCATTACTTTCGTAGATGTATTTCTTAGCTGTATCTCTATCTATTTTCTTTATCATCCTTGCCCTCCCAAACAAATTGCAGTCTGATAGAATCTTCACGATTATACACAGGATATATTTCTACAAATGACTCCTTCTTAATCCCATTTGCCTTTAGGAAATTATCTGGCAGCGTAATTCTACCTCTGTTGTCTATTTTAAGTTTTGTTATTGCTATCATCATTACTCCTTTAAAAAAAAGTGAGGGTAGGCAGAAAGGCATAGGGCGAAATGAAAGAAACCCTACTGCATTAAGGTGGTTTACTTACGACCTTAAATGGTATAACCTACCCTCTACTATTATTATATCAGTTTAAATATGTAATACCATACTAATATGCATGCTGATATCATAGATATATACACCATAGCATGGCCTAAGTGTCCAACTAAAGTAATTAACTTCTCAAGTACATCGTATTTATTTACCATATTTGGAAACCTCCAGACTTTTCACAGAAATTAGCAAACTGTAGTACATGTTTGACATCGAATGGATAATTCCTATCGTAATCACTATCACTTAATTTGCTTTGTTTATGTTTGTAGTAGTCATTATAAGCATGGACATCACCTCTGTTAAATAGTTTACGCAACCTACTAGCTATGCGTTTTGACTTTGTCTTAGCTATTGTATGTCCATTATTCATAAATCCTTCATTCATATCTTTATCTGTGATAAACTCGCAGACACTACATACATAGCTCCATAGTGGTCTCCAGAACCATATATTACTCCTAAAGTAAGCACCCTCACTATTATCTTGCCACTCAATAACAGCATCCATATGTTTACGATATTCTTTTTCTATCTTTGGGTCAAGATATCTTCTATTGCCCTCTGTAATCCAGGGGTCGCCTTTTTTCCATGTAGGCTCTGGTGTTGATGTTTCTGGATTCATTCCGTGTAAATCAAATCCCATTATAATACCTCCTCATTTTCTGTTATTTGTAGTGAAAATTCATCCCAAGCTAAGAGAACCTGTCTCATAAGTGTTAAGTGTATATCTCTATGAAAAATTACTTTATCATCCTCAGATATAGACGCTACAGTCTGAAAACCTTCCTCTTTATAGTCATTTGTTTTAAGGGTAAATGGAATCTTTACATCCCATCTTTTCATTGTATCATTGTACTCAAAGTTAATCATTACTTTCTCCTTACTGTTATTTGTTTATATCTATTATTATTTCTATTACCATTATGATGAAGAATGAGAACATTATAATCTCTAGCATTATGTATTCTCTACAGCTACAAACTTTTCACCTACAAGTTTGCCTATCATTTTTTCTCCACCACGAAAGCTAGAACCTGTTGTTTGATATATTATAAACACATCACATTCTAGGTCTTCATCATATCTGCCTTCTACTCTTACTCCAGAACTCCAGCCATATGTATGACCTTTTATTCCTGTGGTTTTATGTCCTAACCTACTAGCAGAACCTCTACCACCTTTTATTTCGGCTCTAAAATGTGCCATTAGTTACTCCTTTCTTCTTCTGAATATATATGTTCACCATGCTCTAAGTCTGGAGCATAGTCATCTTTACGATATGGATACTTATCACTATCATCAGAGTCATAGCACTCATCACAATAGATTCCAGTATATATACCATATGCATCACACCTTGCCCACCTATGCTCAGTAACTGGAGGACAGTTATATATTTCTTCACCTACCTCATAGTCTTGAAACCTAAGTGGAAAGTCTTTGTCTGGTTTTCTACAGCCATTACAATGATACTTATATTCTCTACTCATATATATCATCCTTGACATTACGTATCATTTTTTTACACTGCATTTCTCCATGAGGGCTTAATCCCTTGTCTTCATAGTCCCAGTTTGTCCTGCCGTCGTGCATATCCTGTAAGTCTGCCCAAAACTCAACATCAAGTCCGTGTACTTCATCTCTTAAGCACCAGTCTATTTCACCATAGTCTTCACTGCAATCCATAAGTCCCTTAACACTCTCTTCATTCTCTCTCCAAGTCTCTATTTGGTACTTTGGTTTTAAGTATCTACCTATAGCACAGTGCTTATCTTCAAAGGTATACTGACAGCTACCATCATCAGTTATACACCTACGTTCCTTTGGGTCATCACCATAAAAGTTTACAGTGTCTTTTATTATCTTTAACATCATATCTTGTTTCTGTTCTTTATTCATTTACTTCTCCTTTTTTATAATCTCTTGCATCTTCATGGTCTGCATCATACCATGCCTCTACAGTTTCATGGTCAGTTATATGTAATGCTCCATCTCTCATATCATCTTTTAAAAACTCCAAGTAGTCTTCTGATGCTAATCCAATAGGAACATTTGAAAGATATACTCTTACATATACATCACATCTGTTAGGTTTCTTCTCATGTACTGTAACTTTATCCATTTGCTTTGCCTCCCTTGATTACATCGTATTGTTTGATTATTCTTATTAGTTCTGTAATTTGTTCAAGTACCTTCTTCTTATTGCCCTTGATACCAAATTCTTCCTTTGCTATTGAATATGCAGACCTACCATGTCTCTTCATACCCAATATTTCCAGCTTTAGCATAGATTTAAGTGCAGCTAACCTATACAGTTCTATTTGATGTGGTTTATCTATTATCATTTTCTTTCCTTTCTTTAGATTCATTATATCTTATAATATAATCAAGGCAGTTAAATATTTCTTCTTTCTCTTCTACAGTTGAATTAACCCAGACACTATATCCTTCTTCACTACATTGTACGCAGATAACATCACTATCATTATTAGCATTGTCACCCTTGACTAACTTATCTTTGCAATACTTACAGTTCATTATCCTCTCCTTTTACAAGTTCAACAGTTTTCTTTGTTTCCTGTATTATATACATAACAAAGTCTTCCTCTCCCAAGTCCATAAGCTTTTGCTTGAACTCATCAGCCATCATTTTCTGTTCTAGCCAATCATATCTTACACTTCCCATTTGCTTTCCTTTCTTTTTTAATATTTACCAGAGTTGGTAATACAGTTATCTTTATGTATCTTTGTAGCCTCTATAATTTCTTCGGTGTACACCTTATAGGCTCAGACTCTCAACTCTGGTTTTTTGTAACAAATCTTAGGGCAGCTACTACATATTTAGTATTTAATCTACTATTACTTCGAACTGCCCTTTTCTAGTATAACATACAGACCTAGCTGTATGCGTTCCTCCTTCTCACTCCGAAGGGTTCAGTGTAAATATACTCCTATGAAATGATATATCAAATACAACCTCTATTGTACAGATTAAATCATAGTGTTCTTCTGACAACTCTTCTACATGATACCAATTATCAGTAATACTTGGTCTGTCATACATCTGACAGCACATAAGTGATGCATACCATTCATCTCTACCTTCCTCATTTACAGTCTTGTCATACCATACACTATAATAGTGGTCTGTTTTACTATCTGGTATTATTACTTTCTCCAACCTTCTATGTCCTCTTGGATAATGTGGTAATTGTTTTACTACAGGTGATGCTGGCATACTATTCCTCCCCATATATTAATTCATCTAATGTATCTCTGTCCATACCATTATTATCTAACAAGTCCCATGCCATCTCTGGAATTAAATCATCTATTTCCTTTTCTGTCATATCATCATCAATCCACATATACATATCAATATCAGAGAAATCATGTAAGTGCATTCCAGTCTTGCTTGATACATAATCATTTAACTTAGTCCAAGCTAATCCTTGCTTACTCATACTACCCTTCCTTTCTTTTATTGTTTACATCTTCTATTGTACAGATTGAATCATACATTAACCATTTGTGTAATAGTCTAGTATCTTCTATTGATAAAGATTCAAGCCACTCATCAGCAACTTCTTCCAAGTGATAGCCAAGACACTCATCAAATTTAGGTATCTCATCGTCTGGATGGCTAAGAGGATATACCCATCCTTCCTTATCTATACAAGAGCCAACACTATGTAATACTAAAACTTCCATACTGCCCTTCCTTTCCTTTACTAGTTATCTTTTACTTTCCATTTACCTTTCGTGTACACTTCCTTTACAGCACTTGCTTTCCTTTGCCTTACTCCATAGCTATAGCAAGTCCATTTCTTTCCATTAGACATTATACCTTGTGTTACCCATCTTTCACGACCTTCTGTTTCTGTCCATTCCTTTACATTGACATTAGGCATTATATTACCTTTCCTTTAGTTATATGTTAAGTTGTCAAGTATCTCTTTTACATCATCATAACATTCGGTACAGACTTTCTTTGTCATTATCAATCTGCCCATTGTTTCGTGTATGATTGGATACTTTACTATACTTATGTCTTTTGCCTTCCTTTTATTACTACAGATACTACATTTCCTTTCCTTTAAAGTATAAGTTACTTTGTAAGTATCTTCATCTATTCTTTCTTTCTTTACATTGTACTTATCCATATTGCCTTACCTTTCCTTTATAATCTTTATAAATGTATACACTAATAAATATTAGGGGAAACAAAAAGCCCTAGCTAAATTTAATTAACTAGGGCTTACTTGCTAATAGTATACGGAGTTTATTATTTAGATGTTACTTTACTTATGTTTATATCACTATCTACAAGGAACTCTTCCTTATATACATGTAACTTAGTGCAAGTATAAGTACCATCTCCATTATCATCTACTATAACACTTCCACAAAATTGCTTTGGTGTATAGTCTTTAATAATTTTGTTTCCGTCATCATCTTTAACTAACTTTCCGTTCTTTCTTTCATAGTTAGGCTCGTAATAAGTACCACTATTAACAAGCTTTGAATTACTTACAAATGTATTTTTCATTTGTTGTCTAGCTAGTGCAACATTTGGTAAATCTTGTGCTTCATTACCTTTTTTTGCACTTGGTGTAGCACTTTTAACTTGTGTTTCCTTGATACCTAACTTTTTCATTAAGTTTGACATAATTGTCTCCTCTATTTATTAGTTATTAGTTTAATACAAGGATTTGTCTTTCCTACCTTTTCCTTCCTTGTACGTTTCTATTGTCAAAAAGCAATTAGCCAATATTATTACTATTATTTATTAAAAACAAGTAAAATTTAATAATTAATATTTATTTAGTATTTATTAGTCAATAGGTGTTAAATTAAAATACTTAAATGAAAGGTAATAAAAATGAAATTAAATAATATATTGATTGATACAATCACCAATTACGGAATTACAATCATAAATAATGAAATATATTTGGTTGTTAATGGTGTAACTATTAAACTAGTAGATAATAATAAATATCTAAATGAAAGTGAGGTTATTTAAATGGGTAATAGTATGTTTGCAAGTTTTAAATCAAGTGATGAGTATCAAAAGTATTTTAAACAAGTCTTAACAAATACAATCAAGGGTAATGAAATGTGCTTGATAATATTTATAGAAAGATTGAGAAGTACAATAATTGAAGAGCAAAAAAAAGAAAGTGAGGTATAATTATGGTAGAATATTACAAGCAAGATGAAATTAAGAAATATATCAAGGCTAATTTAGATGATTATGATTTAACTTGTGAAATTGATATTCAAGAAATACACCACGATTTATTTAATAATGATTATTTTATCATTGGTTATTATCATTGTGAAAGTTGGCTAAATAACAAAGTGTTTGAATGTATCGAGGTAATAAAAGAGTATGAAGAAGAAATGCTAGGAGAGACACAAACGGACTTTAGTAATTCGGAACATGTTTGCAATATGTATGCTTATATTGTTGGTGAAAGAGTTATTAAAGATACAATAAAAGAGTACTTGTCTAATAAGTGCTACGAGTTAATAACTAAGGAAGAGCATGTAGTATTACACCATGAAATGAATAATAAAGTTATGTTAGATAGATTATGGATTAATATGTTAACACTTGATTAGTACAATCATAACAATCATAATAAATTCGGGTAATATTTAAAAGTATTGCCCGTTTTTATTTATGGTACTTGTTTAAATAATGTTTGTAGAAAATAAGCCTTATATAATATTCATAGATAGATAGATAGATACTCACTCACTCTCCCTCTCTCGCTCCCATAACAATGCTCAAATGACGATTTAATTAATATTACTAGGTACTAGTTAAGATTAGATTAAGAACGCTCACTTGGAGCGTTTCCTTTGTAGAAAATATTACTAAATTTCAATCAAAATTATAATTTAAACTAAAAAATCAACATAATAGAGGAGAGGCAAGGGAACTTTAGGGGGGAGTGGGTAGGTAAAAAAAGTCTCACACACAATCTAGTATAATTTTTCAACGTTTCTCCTAAAAAGGGTATACCCCTTACTAAGCTGGGACTTGACAAGTCCCTATATTTTATTTATATTATATATATTAATATTATTATAGTAATATTATATTAATATTATATTAATATTATACAGTAATATTAAAGTAATATTATGTCTCTGGAACTTTTATCTAATTTGCAAAGTATAATAACTAATTTGTAAATTACTGCCAATGGAATATAAAAAAATAAAGGGGAAGAAGCACTATCTGTATAAATCACTTGAAGAATTTTATGAGTATAATGAGAACATCGCTGTTAGACGTGAGTGGCGTGATGGAGATGAAGGCGAATGGGTTTTTACAGATGATAGATACGTGTGCCAAATCCTTAGATATTTTAAAGTTGGCAAAAACTACTGCGTTAGAACTGTCTGTGGTACTTTCAACGTCAATAACAAGAAACACAATATGCTTGGTGAAAAAGGCGTGGCAGATTATATCTACTCATTTTCGGGTAAATACGCTAAGACGGAGAATAGACAAGACAATTCAAGGCATTTTTTATTTGCCAAATATATTGCTCGTGGAGATGATGTGCTTGATGCCTTTAAAAAGGCTTACCCAAGAGCAAAGTCTGAGAGCTACATACAGCAGGAATCTGCTAGGCTTCTTAAAAAGGAGAACATACAAAAAATGGTAAAAGAAGAAATAAGAGAAATACTAGACGAAGAAGGAGTAACTCCAAAATACATCATTCAAGGTTATAAACAGGTATGTGACATAGCAGAGAGGGATGCTGACAGACTACGTTCCCTTGACAGCTTATCAAAAATAAGTGGATTATTCGATACACAAGAGAATAAGACAGAAGAGCTGACTGTATGGGCTGGCTTTTCACCTGAACAACTTGATGCAATTAAAGATGAAAAGGGGTTAAAAGATGGAAAAGCGAAATTACTCGGAAAAGCAAAGCGAGAATCAAAAGAAGTTTAAGAAAAAGGTTAGAGTAGAGATAAAAGACCCTTGTGCTGTATGTGATAAAGAACTCTACCTAGATGAAAACTATACTCAAAGGATAGGACTTATTAATGATTTTGACGAAGTAACTGGATGGCAATGTCCTCATTGTGGTTCTGAGTATGATTTAGATGGTAAAATAATAAATCTCGGTGGTACGAGTAAAATAACAGGAGAAGCATAATGCCAAAAGGAAAAGGAACATATGGTAGTAAAAAGGGTAGACCAGCAAAAAAGAAAAAAGGAAAGAAGAAATAATGCCAAAATTCGGTAAAAGAAGTAGAGAAAGGCTAAGTTCTTGTGATGAAGACTTAATAGCCCTGTTCAATGAAGTTGTTAAATATTTTGATTGCTCTGTTTTAGAGGGTCATCGTGGTAAAGAACTTCAAAACAAGTATTTCAAAGAAGGAAAGAGTAAACTAAAGTATCCAGATGGGCGACACAACAAAAAACCATCAAACGCAGTTGATGTAGTGCCATATCCAATTGATTGGGAAGACAGAGAGCGTATGACATATTTTGCTGGATTCGTTAAAGGCGTTGCATATCAGATGGGTATCCCAATTAGATGGGGTGGGGACTGGAACTGCAATAACGACCTAAAGGATAATAACTTTGATGACCTACCACATTTCGAGCTAAGAAGTTTTTAATATGGCAAATCAGGAACTCAAGGAAATAGACAAGCTTATAGCTATCAATGATTTACAACAACTATCACCTGCTTCAACAACTGCTGTTAATGTATCTGTACCATCAGGTGAAGATTTTTCTGAAAATCGAGCCCAAAATCTCGCCAACCTAGTTGGCTCGATAACCCCAACACCTTTCTTAGAAACAAAAGAGGGTCAAGAACTTATAATGAATTTAGTTGAAGGCTCTGTAGCACCTGTGGGCTTCATTAAAAAGCCTTTATCAATTGTTAAATCGCTCTTAAAGGGTAACATGTACGAAAAAATGACAAAGCCTGGAGAAAAGCTTATCTATGTAGGTGGTAGTCTTCTCGATAAGGTGGTTGATACTGGTACAAGTTTGACTAAAAAAATAACTCCAAAAATAGCAAAGCCATTATCAAAATCAGATATTGCAAGAAGAGAATCTATAAACTTAGAAGCAGGATTAGACTTAGGAGAAGAATATTATAAAAAACGAGGAAAGCAAACTTTTTTTGGAAGACTCCTCGAAGGGAGGAGCAGGAAAAAACTCTACAATAAACTTGCTACAAAGGCAGAGTTTGAAAAATTTAAGAATACCTATCCTAGTCTCGCATTAGACTTTAATAATTATAAAAAGACAATAAAAGGTGTTATTTTAAATAATAAGTCTTCTAAGGGAAGTGTCCCAATAGAGAATATGATTGGAGAATACTTTAAAGAAGGAAGTGTAAACGCCTTAGGTTCTTATAATCCATTGTCGAAAGGAATAAGGATGGCATCTGATGTTCATCCATCAGACTGGGGAAGCACCTTGAGGCACGAACTAAAGCATGAGCTAGATGATTTATTTACTCTTGGATATAAAACAACAGATTATAAGAAGCTGGCATCTAAATTAAGAGAAGGTTTAACACCATATGATGCTAAGAAACTTTCAGCATGGGAAGAGCAGGTTAAAATAGCTAAAAAACTTACTGGGAGAAAACTAGAACCTAGCTCTTATATTAAGCGTCTACAATATATACTAGACCCGACAGAAACTCTTGCAAGGACTACACAGTTAAAAACAAAAGGAATTGGACAGACAATTGTAGAGGCTCTAGGAGTCCCCTCTAAACCAAGGAGAGAACTTGAAGAATTTTATGGTAGGAAATTTGTAAATGAATTAATAGATAAGTATTGGGCAGCAGCACCGATAGGAGCATTAGGTGTAGAAACTAAATCTAAAGATTGAAGAGCGAAGTAATTGGCTAATTTAAATTTACATGGGAATATATCTGATAATGAAAAAATATTACAATCTGCCTATAGTAATCTTATTTCCTTTGGTAAATTATTTTCACCACAAGACTTTTTAGCTTCATCAACTCCAGCATTTCATCAAGAGGTGGGTCGTCTCCTCCTTGATAAGCAAATACAACAGTTGGCATTGGTACTTCCCCGTGACCACGCTAAATCTACCTTAGCAGCTACTGCGGTGTTACATCGGATATTATTTGCTACAAAAGATTCACCTGAATTTATCTGCTGGATTGGTGAAGCACAAGACCAAGCCTGTGATAACTTGGCATGGGTTATGAATCATTTATATGAGAACCCAGCTATACATTATTATTTTGGTGATTTAGAAGGGAACAAATGGACTAAGTCTGAGTTTACTACTTCTAATGGCTGTCGTATGATAGCAAAAGGAACTTCGCAACGGTTAAGGGGTAAGAAACAACTTTCTACAAGGTATACAGGGATAATCCTAGACGATTTCGAATCCGAGCTAAATACTAAAACTCCAGATTCACGTCAGCAAATAAAGGATTGGGTAACTGCTGCGGTCTTCCCAGCTATCGATTTCGATAAGGGTGGCTTCTTATGGTGTAATGGAACAATTGTTCATTACGATAGTTTCTTAAATGGGGTTGTACATTTAAGTAAGGAAGCTGCAAACAATAATGAAGAGTATTCTTGGGATGTTTTAACATACAAAGCTATACTTGATAATGGTCAACCTTTATGGCCTTCAAGATGGCCTTTGGAAAAGCTAGAGGCTAGAAAGCAGTTCTACATAGATAGTGGTACTCCTGCAAAGTTCTATCAGGAGTATATGAATCAAGCAAAGTCACCAGAAGACCAAATATTTACTGAGGAGGATATTAATGATGGACTTTATAAAGGTAGGGCGAAATTTGATGAAAGTGCCAATTCGTGGTATATTCATTTTAACGATGATAGCAAAGAATATGTCAATATTTACATCGGTGTTGACCCTGCTTCGACACTTGGCAGGAGGAATGATTTTAGTGTTATTATGGTTATTGGCGTTACTGCCGAGCATGATTATTACATTATTGAATATTGGAGAGAAAAAGTACTACCAATGGACTGCGCAAATAAAATCTTCGAAATTGTGGAAAGATATAGACCGATAAGAAGAATTAATATAGAAACAATTGCTTATCAAGAAATGTTAAGAGATTACGTACAGAAGAGAAGTAAAAAAGAAGGCAAATTCATGCCTGGCATAGAACAAGGAATTAAAAATTATGGCAACACGAAAAAGAAAGACAGACTCTGGGAAGGTTTGCAGCCAATGTTCAGAGCTGGGGCTGTCCACATTAAAAAAAGCATGCATGAACTCATTGGGGAACTTCTTGACTTCCCTAAAGGCTCGCATGATGACTGTATCGATGCATTTTGGCTTGCCTGCCAGTATGCGAAAGGAAATCCAAAAGCTGGTAAAGAAGTACGTAAAAAAAATAAAGTAACTGGAAGATGGGAAGCAAAGAAAAAGAAAGTGTACAACTGGATTACAGGTACAAGAGTCTAATTTGTTTAATTAATAAATAATCAGTAAATTATATAGAATGATTCCAGAAAATAATAGAATAAAAGAACTAAAAGAACGTTGGAGAAGATGGTACGATGCTCGTAAAGATTGGGATACTCAAGCCAGAGAGGATATAGATTTTTATTTAGGAAACCATTTTACCTCTGATGAGGCAGATGCTTTAGCTGAGAGAAACCAATCAAATACTCCTATGGATAGACTTTATTCTGCTATAGAGCAGTTTAAAGCTATTATGACATCTAAACCACCTAAATTCTCTGCCGTACCAAGAGAAGATTCTGATAATAAGTTAGCTAGTGTTTGGAAGACTATCCTAGAATATGTTTGGGATTTATCTGATGGTGATGAGGTTTTTAAACAAGTTGTACATGATTATGCTGTAACTGGTTTAGGTTATTTCTATGCTTATGTTGATAGAGAGGCTGATTATGGTAGGGGTGAGGTTAAATTTACATATGTAGACCCTTTTAGAGTAGTTGTTGACCCAAATAGTAGAAATAAATGGTTTGATGACTCTGCTGGAATGATGTTATCTACTGTTCTTACAAAAGTCCAATTATTAAATTTATATCCACAATTAAGTCAAGTGAATGAAGAAACAGGGGAAATGCTTATAGATGAGCTTGAAACTCTTGACTATACAGATGGTGACTACCCTGATTCATCACAAGAATATAATAATAAGTCTTTCACTCCAGATGTTACTAAAGATTATGACTATGGTGTATCTTCTCAAGAGAAGTATAGATTACTTGAAAACTTTGAAAAGGTAAAAGTTCCCTTTTATCGTGTTATTGATAGAAGGTCTGGTGAAGAGGCTATTCTTGATGAAGCTGCTCTAGAGAGATATTTAAAAGACCCAGATATAGCAAAGGCTTTTGAAGAAAAACTTGTTGATTTAGTACAAGTTATGCAAACTAGGATACAGATTAGCTGTTGTGTTGGTCAAGTTATGTTATATGAAAATGTTTTAGATACTGATACATATCCTATTATACCTGTTCCTAATATATGGACTAATACTCCATATCCAATGAGTGATGTTAGAAAGAATAAAGATTTCCAACGTTTTCTTAATAAGACAATGTCATTAATAACATCACATGCACAAGCATCTTCTGGTTTAAAGTTACTTGTTCCACAGGGTTCTGTACAGGATATAGAGGAATTAGAGAGAGATTGGGCAAATCCTAATGCTACTATTGAATATGATGCATCTTTTGGTGAGCCTCATTTTCCATCTCCACAACCACTTTCTGGCTCAGTATTGCAGTTACCACAAATGATTGAACATTATATTGATTTAAATATGGGAATATTTGAAATGCAACAGGGTAACGCTGAGGTTGCACCAAGAACTTCATCTGCTACAATGATGCTTGAAGATTTTGGACAAAGACGTTCTAAGTCAAAACTTAGAGATATTGAAGCAAGTTTAAAGAGGCTTGGTCGTGTTATTTATAGTTTATCAAAGTCTCATTATAACTATCAAAAAACATTTAGAATTGTACAACCTAACAATGATATTGATGAGTATACTGTAAATAAGAGACTACTTGATGACAAGAGTAAGGAACTTTTACAGATTGAAAACGATATAACTAATAATAGGTTTGATATAAGAGTAATAGGTAATTCTACTATGCCTTCAAATAAATGGGGTGAGTGGAATATTTACATGGAAGCTTATAAAGCAGGACTTATAGATAGGGTGGAAGCTTTGAAAAAGACAGATATATTTGATAAACAAGGTGTTCTTCAAAGAACAGATGTTATCAATCAATTACAACAGCAACTCGAAGGTGCTAAGAAGCAAATTAAGAAACTTAGTGGTGACCTTCAAACTGCACAAAGAGAATCAGTGCATGATAAGAAAAGAGTTGCACTTGCAAAATTCGAAGGTAGGCTTAAAGAGAGTGAACTTGAAACCAAGAAGAGCTCTGAGCTTGCTGTCGGTAAACTAACAAATGCAGTCAAACTGGAGTCTGAGAAGTCACGTCTACGTGGCCAAGCTCAAGAGAGACAACAGAAATTGCAAAATAAAGGAGAGTAATTCTCATGGAAAATGACGCTTATCAAGATAACAATCAACAGGAATTTCCTGAAGGTCAAGTTATTGACGATAATGTAGGGCAAGATAATGGAGTCGAAGGTACTGAGAGTTCTGAGACAAATTGGGAAGAATCTGCAAAGTACTTCCAATCTGAAAAGGATAAACTTAGTGCTAGAGTAGAAAAACTTGAAAAATATGAAAAGGTGGGACAATTACTTGAATCACGACCTGATTTAGTCCAGAATTTAATGGGACAAATTCAGGGTGGTCAACAGGTAGAAACACAAGATATTCAAATGAATCAAGACGAGTTCGACCCTTGGGCAGCCTTTAATGACCCTCAATCTAAATCGTATCAGTACAGAGAACAGCAAGAGAACAAACGTTTGGATGCTCGTATGGAAGAGCGTTTAAGTGGAATGCAAAGACAGATGGGACAAGCTCAACTTCAAAGCCAAGTTGTTAATGATGGTTTGGTTACAAGAGAAGAGTTGCCACAGTTTATGGATTTCGTTAATAAACACCCTGCCGATTACGGACTTGCAAATGTAGTTAAAATGTTCAGAGCTGTTAGTGCTGAGAATCCAGCTACACAAACACCTAACCCTTTAGACCAAGTACGTCAGAACCAACAAGCTCCACAGCCTGCTGGTATTCTTAATGGTGAACAGCCACAAAGAAAGTCTGACTCTGATAAGATGTGGGATAGTATAATGAAAGCTGGAAAACGAAGCAACGTATTATAATGTATAAAAGGAGAATAAATCATGGCAACATATAGTGGAGGCAGTTTATCGGCCAATGGTAGCAGAACTCCTGGGGTTAGCAATACTGATTTTCATACAAGAAGATTATTTGACTTTAGTGATAGAGTCGCAGATTTAAGCCCAGATGAATCACCATTTTTCGTATATCTGTCTAAAGTGGCAAAAGTGCCAACTTCAGATTCTCAGTTTCGATTCTTAGAAGATAGAACAAAAATATCAATTACAGATAGGGCTTTTTTACTTAAAGGAGCACAGACTATTGCTGCTGCTGGAAGTAATACTGATATTTTATTTGATACTTCTGGTGGAGCTGCTGTAGGTTGGTTATTACCAGGAATGGTAATTTCAATTGGTGAAGCTGACGATGATGCGCAACCAGCTTGGGTGCAGGTAAGAGTTAATTCTGTGCAGCAAAATAGCGCAGATACCACAGCAACTTGTACAACAATTGCAAATGCAACATCTGACTCATTAAGTGCTCAGAATGATGTAAAATGTACTGTAATTGGGTCTGCATTTGAAGAAGGTACAGGTTCACCTGATGTATGGTCTCAAAAGCTAGATAATGATTATGGGTATACTCAAATCTTTAAGACAGCTTGTGAAATGACTAATACTGCTCGTGCAACTGTATATCGTGGGTATGAGGATGAATGGCAACGTATTTGGAATCTCAAATTACGTGAACATAAAGTTGATATTGAAAGAGCAATGCTTTTTGGTATGAGAGGTTCACAAAATAGCATCAATTACACTGATGGTATTTGTGGTCACGTTATTGCAAATTCTCAAGCTCAAGTAGCAGATGGTGGTGCCCAGGTTTCTTATACAGAAGACAAAGCATACTTTAAATCAGTACAAGCTTCTGAGTGGTCATATGATGACTTATTAACTGATTTAGAGGTTATATTTGACCCTGCAAGGGGTGGAAATGCTTCTAAATTAGCTTTAGCAAGTCTTCCTGTTATATCTCATTTTAATAAAATGGGAGCTAATGGATTTATTGATTATTCTGGAGCAAATACACAAATGGCTTATAACTTTGATAAGGTTCAAGGAGCATTTGGTCATAAGGTGACAAAGTTAGAAACTGTTCATGGTGATATTTCTCTCGTAAGAGAGCCTTTATTCCGAGGAATGGCTTCAGGGTTTATGTCACTTGTTGATTTAGACCATGTAGCTTATCGCCCTCTTGTTGGTAATGGCATTAATCGTGATACTTCAATTACAACTAATGTACAACAGGCTGATGAAGACTTACGTAAAGACATGATTCTTACAGAAGCAGGTCTTGAAATAACTCTTCCAGAAACTCATGCATTGTTTAATTTGGAGGGTGTGTAAAATGAGAGCTGATGTAATGAATAAAAATAGTAATGACTTCTTGAAAGATGCTGAAGGGGTTATGGTTGCAAGAGTTCCTGCTGAATTATCTGATTTTACAGATGGAGGAGGAACTTCTGGTACCTATGCTTCTGGTGTTGTTGTTCCTAAAGGAGCTATTGTTCTTAATAGTTTAATTGATATACAAATCGAAACTGGAGCTTCAACATTGACATGTGAGATAGGTGATGG